TAAATAAATTTGGTAACATTATCGGCAAAAGAAACAACAAAGCTGATGCACCGAGTAAAATATACTATGCCAACAATGCACTATGGAAGAACGTAGGCAAGGGTAAGAGTAAACTGTTGGCTGTATCCAAACCATTTATTAAACATAAAAAGTTCTTAGACTTCTTTAAGATTGGTAAGAGTGTTGTCGATAGCACATATAAAAAAGAGCTAGATAAAGAGATAAAGAAGGCTTTAAGAAAATGAACGGGTCCTTACTAGCAAGAGAAAGCATCGAAGGTTGCGATTTTTTTATTTTTGTAGACAAAGGTCAACAAAATCAGGTTTATTTAGGTTAACGCATGGCTACTCAGAAGGATTTAGCTGAACATTTGTTCATATCACCCCAAGCGGTGGGAAACCTCGTTAAAAATGGCGTAATTACAGTACATAAGGGCAGATCACCTATAGATATTGAATTTGCTAGGCGTGAATATTTAGAGCATTTAAGAAAAACACAGAACCACTACAAAAAGAGTGGCAACAGTGGAGATATTGTTGAAGAGTCTACAAGACTGAAAAAGTTCCAAGCAGACAAGGCAGAGCTAGAAGTCAATCAGTTAGAAGGCAAATTAATTCCTGCATCACTTGTTAGAGATGTTTGGAGTGGCTTGGTAGGAAATGCACACGCTAAGTTATTATATTTACCAACCGCACTAGCAGCAAGACTTTTTGCTGCAGACAATATTAATGAAGTTATAGATATACACACAAAAGGACTACACGAAGCATTAGAGGAGTTATCGGGAGATGGAATACCAACAGAATATGCAGAACGTACTGAAACAAGTACAAGAGCAGTGGAAACCACCAACACAGCTGAAGATATCTGAATGGGCAGATAAATATAGATTCTTATCACCTGAATCATCAGCCATAAGCGGAAAGTATAGGACAGACTATGCACCATACCAAAAAGAGATCATGGATGCTTTTAACGATCCAAATATAGAACGTATTGTTTGGATGAAGTCTGCACAGGTGGGTGCTACTGAAATTTTGAACAACGTTGTTGGTTACTACGTTCACATGCAACCTTCACCAATTTTAGTTATGCAGCCTACATTACAGATGGCTCAAGCCTATAGTAAAGAAAAACTAGCAAACATGCTAAGAGATACACCAGTTTTAAAAGCAAGACTAAATGAGTCAAAAAGCAAAGATAGCTCTAATACAGTCTTGTCAAAAAAGTTCTTAGGTGGAACTACGTTAAACATGGTTGGTTCTAATTCTGCTGCATCAGTTGCTAGTAGAGCGGTGCGAATATTATGTATTGATGAAGTTGATAGAATGGAAGCAAGTGTAGGAAGTGAAGGAGACCCAGTATTACTAGCCTCAAAACGTACACAAACCTTTTTCAATCGCAAAATCTACTTATGCAGTACACCAACAGTAAAAGGTCTATCTCGTATTGAAGCTGCTTTTGAGGAAAGCGATAAACGTTACTATTATGTGCCTTGTCCTGAATGTGGACATATGCAAACACTCAAGTGGTCAAATGTGATATGGGAAGACAATCAACCTGAAACAGCAATTTATACATGCGAAGAAAATGGATGTGTTATTGAAGAATCTAAAAAACATAAGATGTTAAAAAATGGTGAGTGGAAAGCTACAGCAGAAACTAAGAAAACAGCAGGATTCCACTTAAATGAACTCTACTCAGTATTTAGCACATGGGCATCAATGGCAGAAAACTTTTTAGAATCTAAGAAACAACCCGAAATGCTTAAAACATTTATCAACACTAGTTTAGGTGAGACATGGGAACCTGAACCCGAAGAAGCAGTAGAAGCAGAAGGGTTATTATCAAGAAGAGAGAGCTATGATGGTCAAAGCATACCTGATGAAGCATTAGTGCTTACATGTGGGGTAGATGTACAAAAAGACCGTTTAGAGTGTCAAGTTGTAGCATTTTCACATAATTATGAAATGTGGGTAGTTGAATATAAGATTTTATATGGTTCTACAGGTCAGCAAGATGTTTGGGGTCAATTGGACAGATATCTAATGACTAAATTCAAAACATTGTCAGGTAGAGCAATGAACATAGCATGCACAACCATTGACTCAGGTTTCCAAACACAAATGGTGTATTCATTCACTAAAAACAAAAAGGGCAGAAGAATATTTGCAATTAAAGGACAATCACAAAGCGGAAAGACTGTTGTTGGTAAACCAACTAAAGTTGGAAAGGAAAGTAACACCCTATACCCAGTGGGAAGTGACACAGCAAAAGAAGTTATTTATTCTAGGTTAGCTGTTGAGTATGGTTACTCTACTTTGCACTTTGCAAGTGAACTGGATGAGGATTATTTCAAACAACTTACAGCAGAGCAAAGATTTGTTAAATTTGTAAAAGGAAGAAAGACTTTATATTGGAAACAGATCAGAGAACGCAATGAAGCACTAGATACAATTTGTTATGCTTTAGCCGCTGCATATATCTTGAATCCTAACTTTGATGTAATAGAACAAAGGTTATTAACAGGAAATGCACAGGAACCTGACCCAAATAGAGTTGCAAAAGCTAAAAAAGGAATAAATAGAAAGAATTTTGCTACTTCATGGAAATACTAAATAAACCAGTTACCATATTGAAAAATAAGATTTATCAAGTATTATAAGATTAGATATATCTATTTATTATGAGGTTTTTGCTTGAGCAACAAATTTGATTCAACCAACTATCCAACTGAGGTTCCTGATGAATTGCAGTTGGGTGATTTTTGGGCTTGGAAAAAAGATAATTTAGCAACTGATTACCCTACTGCTGATTATTCGTTGTCTTATGAATTTAATCTCATTGATGGAGCGACTGCATCCAATTTCACCCTGACTGCCACAGAGTCAAATGATGAATACATAATTTCCACAAGCAATACAGGAAGTTATACAAAGGGTGAATATAATTGGGTATCTTACATAACAAGGACTTCAGATTCTGCAAGGGTAAAAATGGCAGAGGGTTATGTAGAGGTGCAAGACAATTATGCAACTACAAGTGCTTCAGTTAGAAGCCATGCAAAGATAGTATTGGATGCGGTCAAAGCGGTTATCGAAAATCGAGCCACTATGGATCAGAGTTCTATGTCTATTGCTGGTAGATCACTATCCAGGATGTCTATAGATGAGCTTTTTCAATTAAAAGATAGATATCAAGCGGATTATGATGCAGAAGTTAAAAAGGCTGCAATTAAAAACGGTAAAAGCTCAAGAACAACAATATTAACAAAGTTTACATCATCAAACACAACTAACCCGACAAGTTACACATAAAATGGCATGGTACAACAGAGTATTTAATCTTGGTTCTAAAAGACCAACAGTAAAACGTAAATTTAAAACGCAAAGAAGCTATGCAGGTGCAAATACTGGTAGGCTTTTTGCAGACTTTATAACAAGTTCAGCATCAGCAGATGCGGAAATAAAAGACAACTTAAGAGTCTTAAGGGATAGAGCTAGAGAACTAGCTAGAAATGACTCACACATAGCAAGATATTTAAACCTAATGATATCAAACGTAGTTGGTAAATCAGGCATAAGACTAAGTGAAAAAGTAAGATTAGATGATGAGGTTAATCAAGGCAAACTAGATATAAGAGCCAATAGACTTATCGAAGATGCATGGAAGCAATGGTCTAAAATGGGTAATTGCACAGCTAATGGAAGGTTATCATTCTTAGATTGTCAAAAAATGGCAGTAGAATCACTAGCAAGAGATGGTGAGGTTTTAATTAGAAAGCTAAAAAGACCTGAATCACCATTTGGCTTCCAAATACAGTTTCTAGAAGCAGACCACTTAGACGAAGATTTAAACAAGGTAAACCCTGCAACTGGTAATGAGATAAAGATGGGTGTTGAAGTTGATAAGTTTGACAAACCAGTTGCATATCATCTTTATAAGAATCATCCATTTGATAAAACATATATGAATGAGAATGAGCATATAGTTGTATCAGCAGACGAAATAATTCATTTATACATGCCAACTAGACCTGAGCAAACAAGAGGTGTAACCAATATTGCAACTGTTATGGCTAATGTTAAGCAATTAAATGCATATCTTGAAGCTGAAATAGTTGCTGCAAGAGTTGCAAGTTCTAAAATGGGTTTCTTTACTTCACCTGATGGCGATGGTTATGTTGGAGACTCAGAAGAAATAGATGGCAACCCAGTACAAACTGCAAATGCAGGTACGTTCGAGCAATTACCAGCAGGAGTATCATTTCAGTCATTTGACCCACAGCATCCAACAAGTGCTTTTGAAGGTTTTACCTCTAGCGTATTAAGAAGCGTAGCAAGTGGTTTAAACATTTCATATCATGCTTTAAGTAACGATTTAACTTCAGTCAACTACTCTTCTATACGTCAAGGCAGTTTAGAAGATAGAAGCAGTTATCAAATATGGCAACAGTTTTTAATTGAACATATGATTGAGCCAATATTTGCAGAATGGTTGTTAATGGCAATAGATTCTAGCTATTTAACACTACCAAGCGACAAAGCGGATAAATTCATTGCATCAGCAACATTTATACCAAGAAACTTTGCCTGGATTGACCCATTAAAAGAAATGAACGCCAATGTTATAGGTTTACAAAATGGAACGGTAACTTATAGCGATATATCAGCATCTTACGGAAGAGACACTGAAGAATTATTTGAACAACATCAAAAAGAGGTAGAACTAGCCAAAGAATATGGTATAGAATTAGCTTATCAACCTTTTGGTGCAACTAAAGCACCTATAGAGCCGATAATTGAAGGCGGTGACGAAGATGCCTAAACCTACGGGTGGCATGAAGTCAGAAGCTCAAAAAGGCTTAGATTGGCGTGAAGAACATGGCAGAGGTGGCACTAGAGTTGGTGCTATTAGAGCTAGACAAATAGTTGCTAGTGAAAATTTATCAGATGATACCGTCAAAAGGATGTTTAGTTTTTTTAGTAGACATGAAGTTGATAAAAAAGCAGAAGGTTTTAGCCCAGGTGAAGATGGTTATCCTTCAAATGGTAGAATTGCATGGGCTTTGTGGGGTGGTGATGCAGGTTATACTTGGTCAAAAAGACTAGTAGAAAAAATGAAAGAGGAAAAAAGCATGGAAAATAAAGAAGATAGACATATTTTAAACGTTAGCGAGACAGAAGAAACTGTCACTATTGAATATGCAAAACATGAAGCCGAAGAGGTTGAAGAGGTTGAAGAAGAAATCATAGAAGAAGAAAACTATGAAGAACCTGAAGAAGAACGAAAGGTTGTAGACATGCCTATAAGATATAGAAATATAGACCTTTCAAGAGCAAAATTTATAGATGAAGATACAAGGACTGTAAGAATAGGCGTATCTTCAGAAGAACCAGTTGAGAGATCATTTGGTTTAGAGATATTAAGTCATAAAGCGGACGATATTAATATGGAATTTATTAATAGCGGACGTGCACCATTACTACTTGATCATGATATGAGCAAGCAAATAGGTGTTATAGAAGATTTCAGACTAGATGAAACTGCTAAGAGGACCATTGCAGTAGTTCGATTCGGTAAGAGTCAGCTTGCTTCAGAAGTGTTTGAAGACGTAAAGGACGGTATAAGGATGAATATTTCAGTCGGATACCGTGTAAATAAACTAATGAGAATAAAAGACTCTAAAGAGGTTGCATATAGAGCTGCCTGGTCACCAATGGAAGTATCCAGCGTGTCAGTCCCGGCAGATCAAAGCAGACTTGTAGGGGTTGGACGTTCTCAATCTTTTAAGGAGATAAAAATGGAAAACGAAGTCAATTTAGACAACGTAAGAGCTGAATCTGCTGAAGAAGTCAAAGCTGAATTAAAAAGAAACTCAATAGAGATCAACAAACTAGGCGAAAGACACAATCAGAAAGACTTAGCTGCAAAAGCTGTAGCCGAACAGAAAACAATTGAAGAATTTAGAGGTGAATTACTTGCTACTATCGCAAGCCAACCACTAGAAACTCCAAAAGACATCGGTTTAAGCAAAAAAGAAATGAAGAGATTTAGCCTAGTAAAAGGAATTAATGCACTAGCTAACCCTTCAGACAGAGCCGCTCAAAGAAATGCAGAATTTGAATTTGAATGTTCAGCTGCTGCTTCTGAAGCATATGGTAGAAACTCACAGGGTCTTATGTTACCACCTGAAGTATTAAGAGATTGGAATCAAAGAGATTTGAATACAACTGATGATGCTGGAATTGTTGGTCAAGACTTCAGAGGTGGAGATTTTATAGACGCCTTAACTAATTCTTCTTCAGTAATGTCAGCAGGTGCTACATTATTAAGAGGATTACAAGGTGACGTAAAAATACCGAAGAAAACTGGTACATCAACTGCTGCTTTCGTATCAAGCGAAGGAACTGCTGTTGCTGAGTCAGAAATGGCCATTGGTAGCGTTACTCTCTCACCTAAGACACTTGGTTGTTTTACAGATGTCACTAGACAACTTTTGACTCAAAGTTCTTTAGATGTTGAGAACCTTATCAGAAATGATATTGCACAAAGCATGGCTTTAGCTATTGACGCTGGTGCATTAGCAGGTTCAGGAACTTCAGGTAACCCAACAGGTATCAAAAATACTTCAGGTATTAATACTGTAACATTTGCTGGTGCTAACCCTACATGGGCTGAAACAGTAAACATGGAAAGCCAAGTAGCAGTTGATAATGCTCTACTAGGTAACCTATCTTACATTATGAGAGCTGATGATTATGGTTCACTAAAAACAACTGAAAAGGCTTCAGGCACAGCTCAGTTTGTTGTAGATAGAGATGGAAGAGTTAACAACTACGGTGTTGTTGTTTCTAACCAACCTACTTCAGGTGACCATTACTTTGGTAACTTCTCAGACCTATTGATTGGATTCTTTGGTGGTCTTGACATAATTGTCGATCCATACACGAATTCTTCTTCAGGTACTGTAAGAGTTGTTGGAATTCAAATGATAGATGTTGCTGTAAGAAATGCAGTATCATTCTGTCTAGGTAATGACGGTTAATTTTAATGGTTTTAACCACTAAAACAGGTGGGGTGAAAAGCCCCACCACTACTAATATGCATAAATATTTAATATTAAGAGACACTATAGCTAATAAACGAAGAGTTAGTGTTGGCGATGTTGTAGAGCTAGATCAGGCTCAAGGCTTTGATCTTGTTGCTAACAATAAAGCAGAACTATACAAAGAAAAGCCAAAAGCAAAGAAAACAAATAGAAGTGTAGGCTTAAAAAAATCTGAAACTAAAGCAGTAAAGAAAAGAGCTAAAAAATAATGGCTTTAGAAAGTGCAGCAGATTTCGATGCATATTTAGACATCCAAACGGGTCACGGTCAGACTGCAATATATGGTGGCACAGATACATCATGGGACTCAAGAACAGAGCTGATTGATATTTGGCTAGCAATAGACACATACAAATACACAATAAATGTAATTATAAATCAAGAATATTTGGGAATTGATGGCGGTACTGTTGATGTTAATGGATTTCAACCAGTTGCTTTAGTAAAAACAACTGACATACCTTATATTATTTTTGGTGATACTTTAGACATTTCAGCAATAACAGATACCAATGGAAATATCTTAACACCTGCTACAAGCTACACTATAGTCAATATACAACCTGATAGAACAGGTTTTACCTCATTATTATTAGAGGAAGTGTAATGTCGCATGTAAGACAACAAATAAGAGAATATTTTGGAACTACTTTAACTGGTTTAACAACAACTGGTTCTAATGTTTTTGAATCCAGGGTATATCCGCTAGACAATACAACACTACCAACTTTATTAATTTATACAAAGTCAGAAACATCAGAGCCGATTGTTATAGGTCTTGACAGAGTTATGAGTAGAGAGTTATCGGTTGTAGTAGAAGGTTATGTTAAATCTACTGCTAATTTTGATGATACTATTGATACAATAAGCAAAGAAGTTGAAGAAGCTATAGCTGCAGACAGGACTTTAGGCGGTTTAGCTAAAGACACATTTATTGAATCAACTGAAATAAGTTTTAACGCGGAAGGTGAGAAACCACTAGGTTTTGTTTCTTTAACCTTTATAAGTAATTACTATGTCAAGGAAAAAAATCCTGACGTAGCAGTATAATAGGAGATAATTATGAAATTAATTAGTCCAAATGGTAAAATTTCAATAATAGCTCATCCATCAAAAGTTGAGTCATTGAAAAATATGGGTTGGAAGGAAGAAGCAATCCAGTCGCAAGACAAAATCAAATCTTCTTCTAAGAAAAAGCCGAAAGGCGAGGTAAAAGAAAATGGCAACACATAAAGGAAGTGAAGGAACTGTTAAAGTCGGTTCTAATGCTGTAGCTGAAATTAAGTCTTACTCAATAG